AGTAACACGGGTAATAAACCCATTCGTCTTCTTCAAATGTCGGTTTCCATCCTTCGTTAAGCGCAGCTGTTATAATTCGCATTTTTAGAAAAGCGGTAACATCTTTCGTTCCCTCTGTATTAGCCATTTTGCTGATTGCCTTTTGAAGCTCATTGTATGCAACCACGCAAGGGTGCTCGCTTCCTAATTCGTTGCATGCGTCCTCAAACGTTTTAACGCGTTCCTTTACATCTACCGGTCTTAAATTCTCTTTGCTTACTTGTGTAAAATTTTCTTTCATGTTTAAATCTGTTTAAGTTGTTCTTTTGTTATCTCTTTCGCCTTGGCGATTTTCTTAATCAGCAGACCGGCTCTGCGTTTTTGGTTAAAGACTCTGTTGCTTCCTCCATCGGGTGTAAGTTCGATAAAGGCATGTAAAAATTCCTGTACCTCTTCGAGAGCACGATTGCTGATTACTTTCATCTCTTTTCCTCCTTGTTAGAATGGTAAGGTATCATGTTGCTGCAATGGTTGTACGGGCGCTGCTGTCCCTTGCGATTGGGCATTGGATGGCTGTGTGTGCGCGTTATTGCTTGGCCTCAACTCTCCAATGTAGTAATTTATACCTTCCTTCCGCTGCTCTTTCCTGCAGTATGCTTTCATGTAATGTGTCATTCCATACTGCGATGGCTGGCGTCGCTCGTCAATTGTTACGTTTAAATACTTCTTTCCGTTGGCTGCTGTCGTTATCAGTTCCTTTGGAATGTCTGATAAGCAAATACTGCCATAGAGTCCTTTTCCTTCCATATTACTTCAATCTTAATATTCTAGCTCCGGGGGCTGTATATTGGTATTTTGCGAAAAGTTCCGGGTTCTCTTTCGCAAAGGTTTTGTCATCAAATCTGACACTGTCTTTGTTCGCTTTCCAGGTGGCGAGGACGATCGGCCTTGCTTTGCCTGTCTCTCCTGGTGCAACCAGTGCTTCCGCTTCTCCGATTGCCATTTTAATGTCTTTCTCCAGTTCTGACTTGCGGTCTTCAAGGTCTTTAATGTCCTGCTTTACCTGCTTCAACTGGCGGCATGAGTCCACAAGTTGTGCGTTGGCCTCGATGGTCATTCCGGGTACATGCTTCGGGTTTCTCAACAGAATGTCTTCTACATTTGCCGGGTTGGGCTCGATGCCTCCCTGTATGTTATCAATCCAAAAGCGGTCTATCTCTTCAACCATGTATTCGTAGAACTCTTTGTCGAACATGATATCTTTATATCCGAATTGGCGGCCCATGGTTAACCATGCCAGTGCTCCTTGCTCTAGTTCTGCGACACCGAGCTGGTATTGCAATTGTGCGAACCAATGACCGGGCAGGCTTTCCGGGTCAATCTCCATTTGCGTGGTCTTGCACTCCAGGATTCCCTTGTTGCGGTCTGACTTTTTCCGTCCCGGAATCCAAAAGGTTCTATCGGGGCTTACTCGCAAATAAGGCTTTTCATTGTCTACAATCAACCAGTCGCCTGCGCTTGATTTGATGATTTCCTTGCCTGTCTCGTCTCTGTAAAAAAGGCTGACCGCATCTTCCAGGTAATGTCCTGCCCTCATTGCAAAGTTTTCTTGCTTGGGTGCATCGAGTCCTTTCTTTCTGCGCCATAGCTGATAGGGGGTTTCCCATGGGTTCAGTCCGAGAATTGTTCCTACTTCTGAGGAACCGATTCCGCTCTCTCTGTGTTTTAACCACTCTGCATGGTCTTTCGGTCGTATAATGGTGTAACTCATTTGTTTTCTCCTTTCTTTATTTCTTGTTGGGGAGTCTTTTGCTTCACTGGTTAATATTATATTACTTTGCCTTTTTCTGATTTTTGATTTCTCCGGTCTCCGGATCTACACCTTCGGGGACGTTCGTTGCTTTCTTCAGTCCTGCCTGCCGGGCTGCTGCTTCTTCCATTTTCTTCTTCGATTCTTCTGCCTTTTTCTGTAGCTGTGCGGCCTGTCTTTTTTCTTCGACAGGCTTAAAGAATGATTCCTGGACGGTGGTCGTCCCCTCCTTGATGGCATTGGCTGTCGCTCTCAGTTCAAAGACTGCTTCCTTGTCGATTTCTTCTCTTTTCGTCTTGCCTAGATATTCAAGCAGCATCTTTTCGCCTACTCCGATTTTCGCAAAGTACTGAATCATGTTTTGACGCTGTGTCTCCAGGTCAATGCTTTGGCCGAGTGCTGTCCGCTTGACTTCTTCAATCACTCGCTTGGTCACCGCTTTGGGTACCACCTTGAGTACGGCGTTACGGAATGCGATTGCGCTGGCTGCGTTGCCGGTCACTACCTGCATATCTTCGCTGTATGTCTTTCCGTACTTGTCCGTTATACGTCGCTTAACTTCAACGCTGACTGCAAGGTTCGTTTCCAAATCGTGGCATACTCCCTGCGCCGTGATGGTCTTTCCGTCGTTGCCGATGATGCGTGTCTGCACTCTCATGTTTCCCCAGGCTCCTGCGATGATTTCTGCCATTCTAACGCTAAGCCCTTCAATCGTGCTTTGACCTGCTCCTCCGTTTCGTCTCAAAATGTAGAAGCAATCGGCGGCTGTCTCCGTGTCCATGCAGGCCAGCGTTGCTATCGTATTGAGTACTTTCGGAATGTCACGTGGGTATTGTTTTGCAGTCGCAATTTGAATATCCACTTCGCTCCGGTTGATTGCCTGCAGTACTTCTGACTGCTTGATCTCGATAATTTCGTTTCCCATTTTATTTATTTTTTACTCCCTCTTTTGTGCTTCGGGAATTGCTTTTGAAAGTGGTACGGGAATTGAACCCGCGACCTGTCTGCGTGAAAAACCCTTTAAATTAACAAACTATTATGACAAAAAAGTAATTCAATTGTTAGTGGTTGTTGTGTGTGTTATCCTACAATCTCTACCTTAAAAATTACTATGTCCTACGGCGCAGACCGCTCTGCCACTGAGCTAACCACTTATGTTGTTTATAGGCAACCGCAGGAGGCTTCCTCTCTGTGGTAAAGGTATTTTTCCCTGCTAAGAAGTATTTCCTTTGTTTCTTCGCTTTCTGCCTGCTCTATCAGTCCTTCTATGAGCGACCAGTCTGTGTAGCTCATTTTATATGCTTCCTCTATCAGTTCCGCATCACTCTTCTTTTCCTTTTCGTTGTTGTTCATAATACTGACCTCCAAAATTTAAGTATGTCCTCACCGGTGTAAAACTTGCGCGCGCTGACTCGTCTGAATCCAGCCTTTATCAATCCCGATTCCGTGTATCTGCGCAGGGTGTTCCTGTGTACTCCGAGTATTGCGCAGGTTTCCGTTACATTGTAACGTCCTTTCTCTGTAACTTTCGGTTCTTCTGTTGTCATGGCTTTATTCCTTTATGCGTCCTACAAATTCAATGTTATATATATCCTCCCGGCTCTCATAAACTATTATCATAAATTCAAGCATGGAGTTCTTATCTGCTATGTCGTTAATGAAAAGTGGCCAGCTGTTCCCTTGGCTCCCCGGCATCCATGTCCCGGAGTCTGAGATAATCCTCTCTTGCATATCTTCGTCTAAGCTCTCCACTCTTCTTACTGATGCCTGGATATGCTCTTCGACATATTGCTGTCCGTATTCGCTAATTAGCTTTTGAAGCCCTATAATTTTAAGTTTCATAATTAACCTTGTTTAAATTCTTTGATTCCTATTACGGACAGCAGTATGCTTAAACCAAACATCAACGCAAAAAGTGAAATTATAAAAGCTCCGTCTGTCCCTGTTCCGTCATTGATGAGTTGTACAGCTGTTCCGGCTGATGTTATCATACCTAATATCCCGGTTATGAAAAGTGCAATCCCTTCTATCTTTTCCAGTATATCCATAATCCTTGTTTTTTATTAGTTGGCATTCGCCGGTGTGTAAAGTCCCCTGCGAATTAAAATGTCTCTTACTCCCTGCATTGTCATTGACTGACTTTTTGCTACCGCAGTCATGATTCTGTGCGGTGCCTGGTCCGGGCATGCCTCGTGGAGCTGTGTGTACAGGTCACAAACTCTATCCTGGCGCGCGTCTCTCTTCTTTTCGAATTCTGTTCTTAAATCAACCATACCTAACTTTTTTTATTTAACTTCTTGGTTTACTTTGATTTTTATTTGTATTTTTATCCGCTGTTTTATTAGCGTCTTTATTAATACGCTGCAAATATAGAACATT